GGGTTTTGTATGTATAAATAGTGCACTAGCACTGTTTATATATAAAAATCGTATTTATATACCCCCCGATTTTTATAATATAAACCCGAGAGGCGCTAGTATTTTACTTCTACACTAAGAAGGTTTCGCATTTTGTTTTTGCGTAAAAAGATCCTCTAATAAACCGAGTGGTTGTCCATTTTTGTTTTCTGGACGAAAAGATCCCCTAATAAACTGGGTAGTTATAATTTATTGTCTGGTATAATACATATATGGATTAAAACCTACAGATGGCAATGAGTTCGGATCATTTATATCTCCGACATACAATGTAGCCAATTTATCATTCTCTTGTAATGGATAAATTAATGGAGCTATAGTATGAAATCCGAATCTACTTTCATCTGTTAAGCCGTAATATACAGTCGCATTAACGATATCATCTTTCGCTGATGTAAATAAAAACAATAAGGTGCCCATATCTGCTATGGACAAGTTGGAATACTGTCCGGTAAGCTTACCGGGACCTCCAACATATTTATAAAAAGTGGTATTTGGCACAACAAATTCAAAATAATTATATTGTAATTCTCCAGTGTGCTCTCTGGTTTGAAAAATTGGTAAATCTATAAAAGTTACGGGATGTCCACTTCCATCCACAGTTTGATAGTCTATATCGGCTGGCGCTACTGTACAAGCGCGTACCGTTAAAGTTGAAACATCTACGAAACAATTTTGCGGAACATATTTTACCAACATATTGACAGCCTTGTCAATTTTCATACGCATCTTAAAACCGACGTGTTTTCCGTAATACATGCCTGCTGTTAACATGATTGGATTAGATGCAGTAGAAGCTAAAACTTCTCCTCCAAATTCAGCTAGTGGTAAAGTATAAAAAGCTTGTCCATTCGCAATGGTTGTTTGAAAATTTCGCTGCTTATAAGCTCTTCTAATAATTTCCCTAATGTTCTTATAAGGCAATAATCGATCTGAATAAGCTTCACTTGCGTCTTCCATTGATGTGTTCACGTCTAACACACTCTGATTTTGCGGTTCATTCATCACATCTAAACTCTGTGCTTTCATTACTTTGAGAGATTTAACCTCTTTTGGCAAAGTATCAAAAATAGAAAACATCTGAGCAGCCTCTGTAGCATAACCGTAAAACTTAAAATCATCTCCTAAAGAATAAAAAATATTGAATTCGACGTCTATGGGCGAACCTCCTGAATTGGCTAGAGGTTGAGCTACATATAAATAATAAATGCCATGAAACATGGCTTCTGAACTGTTATCTCTCATGCAGGGCGTAATCTTATTTCTGCATAAATATGGTAAATTGATAGTCTGAATCTGACCTCCTGCTGTAAATTCCATTAAATGGGAGGGTGCATTTAAAATATCCTTATAGGTTGGATAACCATTCGTTATCTCGAACGATGGATTGTATAGTTGTAATAGTCGTAATTTAACTTGCTGTTTATTATTCATAACCGACTGAATATGAATATTAATGGATCCTCTCCACCCTCGAGATAAGAGATGGAGAAGCTGAATATTATTCGCAAATAAATAATAATTGGGTGAAAGAGAAGTACTCTGTTTTGGTGATATTGGTCTAGACCATAAAAATGTTCCGACTGGATCTGCTTCTTTGACAATAATTCTATCTATAAATTGCGGCTTTCCTATTATATGCAACATGTCCATTTCATCTTGCAATGTATTAAAATCTGGACCTTGCATAATTCGATCTACGTTAGTAGATGGATCCAATTTCTCAAAATATTGTCTAGAATCGTTAACATTAAGATAATTGCGTGGCGACACAACTATTTTATCTGACATTTGAGAAAAATTTGGATTATGCAAACCTAAAAATGAAAACATGCCTGTTCGCATTCCATCTATGGCATCTCCAATAGTATCTTTAACAAAACTGACACCTGCATCTGCTATTCCATTAGCTATTTTCAAAATTTGCGATTGTGCATATTTTATATATCTTGGGCTCGGAACCAAAATATCTAAACTATTGAAAATTGCTTCTGAAATAATATTTAAAGTCTTAGATGCTCCATCTGATGGTGTTAATGGATTCATAATCAACATTACAATAGTTCCAAAATTAGCATTATCTTTGGAAATATCGACACCTGGATTAACTGTTCCAAAAGTGCCTGTAGTAGGACTAGTATCTAAACTGCCTAAATCTGAATTGCAAAACCAAGGAACGTGCAACGATAGTGATGTTGCTTCATTGGCATTAAGAAAACCATGCGGACCTGTCATTAAAGAATTAACTATTCTTTTAAAATCTCCTCCTGAATAAACTTGAGTTAAAGGTGGTAAAATGCCAACTAAAATACATCCTGAGTGCACTATGGTGCCGGCTACGGAAAAATTAATGGTCAAATCTGATCTAAAATATGCTCCTAATTTAACGGCATTTCTCAAAGACTCATTAGAATTAATTATATCTCGTGGCAGTTTGTTATAACTTAATGGTAATATAGAATATCGTGTGTAAGTATCCTTCCATTCAGTACTCTCTAAAAAGAAAGGTCTATTGATAAAAGGTTTGGTATCTATTCTGAACTCTTCTCCAATATCTATAATTGGATAATCGGTAAATGTAGGTTGGACAGTATTAATTTGTCTAGTGGCTATCGAAGCCACGGAGGTCGAGATTAATTGGCTCGACGATTGCAAATCATAATTGATTTGCTGTGTAAATTTCTTATCTATTAATTGTGTAGTAATATGATTTTCAACTGCTCTATTACTGAAAACAGTATATGTCTAAATGGATTTTACATATATTTAATTAGCGTGGTTTCGACAAATACCACTTATAACTCAAAATATAATAACGATGTCTAACGTCAGCGAGTGTATAATAATAATAATAATAATAATAATAATAATAAAAATAATAATATAATTCTAACTAATAAAAATAAAATAATAATAATAATAATTAAAATTCATATGCTTTTTTGTAATAAAAAGCATATGAATCGTCATCAGCCATTATCTGCTTGATTCTAGAATCTCCCAACTCAATAATGGGAAAGTCACCCGAATCAGAGACTGAGACGATTTTTGTCCAAGCGCCTTCTATTAACGTGTGATAAGGAGAATACCTGTGTAAATATTTCTCTATCTCAAAAACAGTAGCTCTTCCAGACATAACATCTATGTAATCTTTGTTCGAATCAGTATAACATAACATATTACATAATGTTTGTGGAGCTAAACTTCCAACGTATTTCCCTAACTCCTTATGAAATACGAATTCTCTTTTCAAAAATTGAGTGCTAAGAAGAGGTTTGCTTTCATAATCTATCTCTCCTTTAACTGCATCTGTGAATGTCATACCTAATGACTCAGCAAAACTTTTAATAGTCAAACAATTAACAATCTTTCCCAATTCTCCTTTCGTTGCAAACAATTTATCATCTCCTAAAACAAAATCTAAGATGGAAAGCGCTTCATTAACTTTAGGTAGTCTATTAACTTTTTTGCACTCTCTGTAATACGTCATAAAAGTTATGACCCTATTATAAAAAGAATTAAATAAAGCTGTTATGTATGCTCCTGATGGCATAGAGTGGGTGCAATAATGCAACTCTTCTCCTACTAATACCAATCCTCGCACGCATGAATTTAACAATAATTCTAACACAGCTCTGAATTTTCCATCATAAAATTCCAAAACGACTTCGTTTGTCAAGTCTTGTATTTCTGGAGCACAACTTCCATCGTAATCTCCAAAATCTCCGTCTCCATGAAAATCATAACTATTCAAAATATTAAACAACTTATTAAAATCCTTAAAAGGATTAAATCCTATGCATATCCCATTATTCCACATATTCTTCTTAATGTGACCTAATAATTTACCTAAGGTCATCTTCAACAAAAACGTGTGATGTAAAGGAGCCACTCTAAAAGTACGTGGCTTATTCATCTTTTCCTCATTGCGAGCTTCATCTTTAAATGCTTCATAAAACATTAAATCTTCTTTCGTTACTGAATCCTGGTTACAACGTAAAATAAAATCATCTAATTTCTTCTGAAATTCAGGTGATATTGTTCCCTCTTGAATATTCATGTATACACTCTTCTCTTTAGCATATCCTAATCCATTAACTGAATCTTTATTCATGGGACCTACATTGCTTCCATCTCCTTTAACAGTTTCTTGTAATGTGAGATCATCAAATTTTGTCATCATAGTTCGCAAACACTTCTTAGCAAACTCTTTCTCTTCAAAATCCAATTTAGGAACACTCTTAAAAGATTTCTTAGCTCTAGTTTTAAGGCTTCTCAGCCCATCAAATAAAAAATTGGGAGGACCTCTTAATCCTACTACCTGCACTTCTTCCATCAATAATTCAAATAAAGGAGTTTTCTGCAATGATGATACTCTTAAAGGACGCTTAACAAACTCGGTATTATTCTCTAACCTCAAACCAGAGTATTTCTCTTCATTCTTATCGGGACGAATTGTAACTTCTGGTGAAATAGATGATTGCTCTAAATAATGATATAATGATCTTTTAAAACTTGTAGACCAAATATTTGCATATCCTTCTACTTCATCTCCTGCACTATGCATTCCAACTATACCATTTTCTGAATCTACTATTAAAGAACCACACAAACCAGACGCTGTAATAGGATAATTTATTCCTGAATGTTTTAAAAACATTCTATCTTTCCGAACTCCTTTTACTACAAAATCTTCTGGATTCGCTCTATAATTTCCTATTAGAGGTATTATACCCTCACAATTTATAAAATTAGGATCTTTAAAATTGACGGTTCTTAAACTGGGTTCCAAAGATGTTAAAATACTGGAATACATAGGTATTGCGGTCTTAATCTTAATCAATGTCACATCATGTTCTTCATTTTCATAAACAACTTCATATGGAACGTTATTTTGCTCAAACGATGAATTTTCCATACGCGACCAACTCTTAGCAATATTTAATGTTCCTGTTTTAACTTCACATCCATGCCACGGAACAATGGCAATTCTTCCATGCATAATAGACTGACAAATAGTCGCTTTTCCTTTATTAGGATAAATGGATAATATTCTCATAGAGCTACGCACCTTTGTTAATTTGGTCGTCATAGGTGTTTCTCTAGAAAAATCATTATCAGCGCTTTGATATCTCATAATCATGGCTTGTTTCATCTTTGTCAATGCTACTGCACTTAAAGAATGTCCTATGGCAGATCCTACTAAAGCTTCAGCTGAAGTTCCAGTAAAAGCATAACACACTAACATTCCAAATAAACATTTAAGAGAAATCTTAATAGCAGTATACATAGGCGTCTCTTCCGTACTATCCACAAAATAACTAGAAACAATTTCAATCAGATATGAAGCAAACGCAACAGTTAAAGCCTGTGCAAAGGCTGAAGCAACATAGAAAGGAATGTTACTAAAAGATTGAAATCTAAATTCGTTCTTATAATTGTCTATAACAGCCACTCGCACATCATCTACAGCAGATAAATTAAGATTTCTCCTATTATCTTCAAGCGCTTGAGCCATAATGTAATCTACCCAAGCCACAATCTTATTCGGATTAGAAGCTGGCATAGTAACTGGTACATGTTCCATATCTGGAAATAAAAAAGAATTTTTCCATTTCTCTGGTTCTAGACTCTTATAATCAAACTTCTCATACTTAATATCCCCGCTGGGAATTCCATTAACGTAAGAGACTTCTTTCATATTTATCAAATGGACTCGTCTATACAATGCATCGATTTCAGCAATACCATCGGACTTCGTAAGTCCGGTCATATTTCTAAATTTGTTAGTGGTACATATAATAAACTCACTATTAAAAGTCTTGGTATTCTTAAGATCGGCATTAGCACAATCTAAAGGATAAACTATACAAGATACCCAATTAATAATCGCTCGCCACTGTGATATGGCTTGTTGACCTACATCATCCATTAAAAAAACACTTTGATTGTTGTAGTCGTCGTAAAAATCTTTACCAGCATCACTAGGTGGCACAGTGTGGGTATAAATAGTATGGTTTTTCGCACGCAAATATTCCGTTAACAAAGATGCTAAAGTACTTTTTCCACATCCTGGTGGACCTTCAAAAACAATACAAATTGGTTCAGTTCGAGTAGCCGTGGTATAAGCTGCACAACTCTTCATAATAACATTACAAAAATAGTTGTATTCATCTTTCAAAAATTTAAAATTCGGTTTAGCTAACTCAATAAGAAAACCTTCGTGGGTCTTCAATTTATTATGCAATTCAGTTATTTTCTTGCGATAATTCAAATCGTGTAAAACCAAGTTACATTTTCTGTATTCCACAATAACTTCTTCAAGATCTGATGAATATTCATAAATCTTTAATCCTGCTGTAAACTTTAAAAGAAATTGTAAAACATACTCTAAACCTGGTATATGAAATTTTTCAATTACAAATACCAATGAAGATTCGACTAAATCTACAAAAGTAGAAATATATCTCATAATCAAATTAGGAGCATCAGATATCTTTTTATTAGACAAAAGAGAAAAAATCTTAATTTTGTCTAAAACGACTGAAGGAAAACCAAAAGTCATTAATAATGGAATAAAAGAATCATCTCCTAAACTTTGTGAACGCATCTCATCTTTTAAAGAAGAGAGACGCAATACAACTGAATAAAATCGTCCTAACCAACATAAAAGTTTTGATGGTGTAAAAAAGAATGGATCACGCATTTCAGCTAATAAAGCCAAAACGTCTATTACAAAAGCCGACATGTTCTTAGTGCCAACCTTTGTTGCTTGTTTCGCTAATTCTTGCACGCATTTCATAGCTTTGAATGGCGCAGTAACAATTTGCGAAAAATCTTGCAAAGTGGAAAAAATTCCTTGTTCTTCCCATCGCTTAGTGTGACGGGCAGATTTTTTAAAAATCTTTTCATGAGCCTTTGCGCTCTTAACGTTATTTCCAAAAACATTCAAAACTATAGAAAAATCAGAAGTTTCTAACTTCGTGGTTTTAAAATAATTTGAATCCCTATGCTTATCAATGAATTTCTTAAATTCTTCACAGTCATATTGATAGATTGCGTTCTGATCGTAATTAAATGAAAACCAAAACTCTTTGTCTAAATCTTCATCTTCATCACACTCCCGTCTATCGTACCAAGCAAATCTCTTGTTAACAAGAGTATAATTTTTATCTAAATAATTTCTGGCATAATTTATAATTTTAAATCCTGTCATTTTTATATCTGTGTGGTCTATAATTATGTAAATCGCTTATAAGTGCTAATATAGTATTAATTTGGTTTCATTTGGTTTGTTTTTAGTAGGAGGTGCCTACTTCCCTTCTCTTAACGCGAAGAAATACGTTTTACTTAAAATATAAGACTATAGTAAAAAGAAAAGTAAAAGAAGAAAACAAATATAACATTTGAATTTGACTATTAAAAATCATTAAAATAATATTAAAATAAGTGTTCAGTCCAGTGAAGTAAATCTAACCTGGAATAAACACATGACATAATCGATTCGTAGATATACCGTAGTACTCTCGTTAATCTTAGGAACTTCTATTAGTCAATGTAAATAATAATAAAATAATAACTCATTAAAAGTGAGGAATTAACAACAAACATTATAAATGTTAGAAATTTTTAAATCCGACTAGATATATGATATTACAACCTAGGCGATCCGAAGCAAAAGTCATGACGGAGACCAATCCGTTATAACAGTTCTCGGAGCTGTTTACCTTCGAATTACAAGCAAAAATTTGCTTTAAAACTAGAAAAAGAAAAATATAGAACCTTAATAAAAGAAATTAAGGTATAAAGATATAAATAAACTGCCGAGTGTAGAAAGACTACAAACGGCAGGGATGGCGCCTTACTTTAAAGCACATGGAAAAAATAAACCATGTGGGGTAGTACGTAAAGCACGTATAATTAAATAAAATTAAATAAAATAAAATTTAAATAAAATAAATAAAATAAAAGATGACACATTCATAGAAATCCTTAATAATAAGGGTTGTATGAATCAACTAAGAAAAATCTAACTAAAGGTTTAAAAAAGTTTAAAATTAAAGTAATTTACAAGTAATCACAATAATATACAAAGAATACTATAGTAAAATAGTATTCAAAAAGAGAGTTTTGTTTTTGACATTTTTAAATGGAGATGTCAACTCCAGCATATTTAAACAAACAGTGTATTAACCGATCGTTTCTACTCTAGTATAAACTAGAAATAGAAATTACAAGTTCGTACAGAGGAATAAAAAATAAT